AGAACACCCAATACCAGACATCCACCGTCAATGTGCCGGTGCCAGTAGTGAACGCGCCAGTTTGGTTAGAAAGGAAAAGGCCGAGATTTTGGAGCGCCGTTCCCTGATCGGATAGGACTGCGCCGTTACGCAAAGTCTCACTCACGCCGGATGCGCCGGTGAAAAATGAAGCTGCGAAAGTCGAATCAACTGCGTTCGTTCCCGCGCCTGTCGCGGTGTTGCCGTATTGCAGAATCCCCACGCCGCCACTCGCGTAAGCCGTCGCGGTGCGGGTAATCCGGACCGTCACTCGGTCGACCACAAGCGTCTTGCCCGCGCCGGGAGCCGCCACAATTTGAAAGGGAGTGGCAGACATCGCGAGGATGTTTGCGCTCGAAACTGAAACTTGAATGTGCTGCGAAGTGGAATCGAGTCCGCCGGAAGCGATGAATCCGAAAGTCTGCAACGCCACATATGGGCTCGTGCCGACGGCGAGCTGAATGCTCGGAGTCGCACCCAAAAAACCGACTTGCTGGCTCGGAGTCGTGCCGAGCTGGTAGCCAGCTTCATTGTCTTTGATGTTGACCGTCGTCGCGTAGAGGCACGAGACGCTGGCTGCGAGTAGAAGAGCGGCGGTAAAGTGGCGGAATTTCATAAATTATTTTTTGTTTGAACGCTTCGCCTTTGGCTCGGGTGTCACCTCTGGCTCAGCCGGCGTTTCACTTGCAGCCGGTCGCGTTGCAGTTTCCTCGCTGACCGTTTCAGTTTCCGCAGCCGCCGGCGCTTTCACGGCCGGATGATTCGGATCGTAATTCTGGACGACGCGCAAAACAGATTCGAAACCGGGAAGCGTGCGTCGAACCACCGCAAACTTGTCGCGGTTGTCTGCGATCGCCTGCTCTGCTTCGTCACCGTCCTGGCCGTTATAGATCAGCTCTCCGAGATCGGCGATCGCCGGAGAGTTGCTCCCGAAAACGAGGTGATTCATTCGAGGCCCTTTCGTCAGGCTTACGAGCTCTTAACGAGCAATCCCGCTTTGTCGGTGATTGCGCCGCCTGCGCCGCCTTGGTTTCCGCCAACCGCCCCGTAGAGCAAAGTTGCGGTCACGTTCACGTCGAAAGTTCCAGCAGCCATCCACTTGATGCCCAAGAGAGCCAGACCACTGTCCGGATCCTCGACAGTTTCGAAAGCTGCGATCGACGGGATCCCGGCCAAGTCGGCGACGTTTTGAATGTCGCTCGGCAGCCGAGTCACAACTGCGAAGGCGCGCTTATCGCCGAAGAACGCAGTCATGTTGCCGGTCGTCGGAAGATCGGGATACTCAACCAAATCCTCGAAGCCGGCGATGCCGGTCAAGCGCCCGTAGGCGTTGCCTTCGCGCATCTGGCCGTGGTAATCGCCGCTCGCGATGCGAATGTCGCTATCGAGAGAATTGAAGAAGTCGGAATTTACGATGCCCCAACGTCCAACCGGCGCGGCGCCGTTAGCGTTCATGGTCTTTGTGATCGCGCTCAGTGTGTCGCGGTTCGTGTTCGCGATCGTGGTCGTGTTGCTGAACGAGAAATTCGTCGCCGTCGCTAACCCAAGGACGTAGTCGATGATCGATTTCCCCAGCACGAAACCGATGTTTCCAATCGCCTCGTTGTAGAGGTCGATCTTCGACGCGATCCGGTCGAGGTAGAGAATCTTGACCGGCACGTGCTTGTGCTGATTGAGCGTCACCGGGACGTCCACCATCAGCGTTTTAGCGTCGGCTTGGTTCAACTGATAACCATTGGTCGCGTCGTAGCTCTGGACGGACGGAAGCTGTGCGACACGAGCGATGACCTGCTGATTTAACACCGCTGCGGCGGAGCTGAAATCCGTGCTGAAAAATTTGAGCATCGGAAACTGTTTCTTGAATGCGTCAAGAAGATCGGTCAGAAGCTCCGTGGTAGAGAGTGTTGCGGACATGGTCGTTTATCTTTCGATTGGTTTTTTTGTTCGGGTTTGGTTACTGAAATTTTTTGTCAATGTTGGTCTTTGTCGGAAATTTTCTTTCGCAGATCGCGCGCTTCGCTTCCGAGCGCGTGGCGTTCTTTGGGGTCAGTCGTCTTAGAGATCTTGGCGCGGATGGCCTGCAATTTTTCCGCGCGCGTTGTCGAAGTTTCGATATTCATCAGGCTGCCTTTTGTCGGAGTTCCTTCGCTTTGCGGGCGAGCTCGTAGCGTTCTTTGGGATCGGTGCAGTCTTTGATCCGCTCGCGGATTTCTTCCAAATTCTCGGCTCCGTTCGCTTCGGGATTGCGCACGATCGGCGCTTTCACTCCGGCTGCGGCGCAGCGTCGGATCACTTCCGTATTGATCTTCTTTTCGGTTTCCGCTGAATCCGTTCCGGCTTTCTCAAGCTTCGTTTTCAGCTCGGCGATCTCGTCGTCCTTCGCCAGAAGCGCGGTCGCGTGCGCGGTTGCGACTTGCTCAGTTGAAGAATCGCTCGTTGCGATCTTGGATTTTAACTCGACGATCTCTGCTTCTTTCGCCTCGAGCTGTGTGCTGGTGAAAAATGCGGCCAGCTTTTGGAAAATCGTTTTTGCTTCTTCTTCCGACGGTAGATTGCCTTCCATACGGCGCGGATTCGATGTCAACGCGCTCGGAGCATTTTTGTATTTGGTCAGATCGAAGTGCGCGGCCATTTTCAGGTCGCCGGTGATCTCGTCCACGAAGCCGAGCTCCTTGGCTTCTTTGGCCGTCATCCAGGTTTCCGCGTCCATCATTTCGCGGATCTGTTTCTTAGGGAGACCGGTCTTGCCGACGTAAGCCGCTTCAATTGTCTTTTGGATTTTGTCCATGACGTCGGCCTGCTTGCGGAATTCGTCTGCGTCGCCTTGCATTCCGGCGCTGACGTTGTGAATCATCATGAGTCCATTGCCGGCCATGCGGACCGGCACGCCAGCGATCGCGACCACGCTCGCCATCGATGCGGCCAGGCCGTCGATATGCGTTGTTAGGCCGCCCGGATGCGCTTTTAGCGCCGTGACGATCGCGTTTCCGTCGAGGACGGATCCGCCTGGGGAGTGGATCCGAAGAACCAGTCGGTGATCTTGCGGGGTCGTTTGAAGATCTCTAATAAAGTCGGCGGCCGACTTCCCAAACCCTCCAATCTCGTCGTATAAGAAGAGCTGTGTTTCTTTTTCGCCGTTTGCTGAGGCTTTGAATTCATACCAGGTGTGCTGACTCACGCCCGCGCGTTTCGTGTCAAGAAAGTGGGCGCGGTTGCTATTCGATCACGCCGATTTTTCGGGCGTAGGTTTCTTCGAGCGCGAATTTGCGGAGCTCGTTCGTGTAAAATTCCCAGGCCAGGTTCATATCGAATTCGGACTCTGCCAACTCGTAGGGATCGCACTCGTCCATTAAAAAAAGGTCGTGATATTTTTCACTCGCGACGACAGCGATCGATTTAATCAGCTCTAGCCGTTCGCGCGCTTTAAGAAACGATTGCAGCGCAAGTTCGTGGGCGGAAACAACGACTGCGTGCATCAAAGCACGCGCGCTATGTCAAAAAACTTATTCCGGTTCGCCGTCGTCCGGCTGACTGCCGGATTTTCCGCCAGTGGCGCCGGGCGTTGGCTCGATCAGCATGTTCACATCGAGCTCGCGTTTCGCACATTCCTCTTTAAGCCATTGCAAAAAGTCCATTTCCTCGCGCGCTTCGTCGTAAGCGTCGAGCGCCCGTTCCTCGAAAAAGCGGACGTGACTGAGCGCCGCGTTTTTCATTAACAGGACCGCCGCTTGCGCGGTCCGTCCCATGTCGACCGTCAATTTCGCGGGACCGCGCCACGCGCACGCCCACCATTTCGGGTCTTTGCACATCGGCAGTTCGCCGCGTTCCATGGCCAGCGCCGTGTCCCAAACGTAAAACGGCTGACTGTGCCGCTCGACGATCATGTCCTGGGTGAGGTCAAAAATCCATTGCCCCGCTTCCAAGTCCGCGCGCGTCTCGCTCCCCTTGGTTCCGCTGAATCCGATCACAAGCGAAAGCGGCATGTCGGTCGCGGTCGCGATCTCGCGGTAGAGAAATTCCATCCAGGCGATGAATTGCGGGCTCGCCCGGTTGCTCGTGTGCAAACTGATGTTCTCGTTCTCGGCCAAGTAAGCGATCGCAGCTCCGCGCCAGAAATTTTCGTCGACGCGATTGCTTCCGTCCGGAAGGAGCATTTTTTGAAGATCGCCGCTGATTCCCTGCTTCCCCGCGTCGCCCTTCTTCCGGTTGACCGAAACCGCCAGCGCGCTGTGAAGTTTTGCAGTGCCTTTTTCCAGCGCCTTCAAATCGAGGCAGTCGATCCCGTCGTTGAC